GTTAATGGGTATGATAGGGGCAGTAACTGGAAACATTGTTGACATATTAGCTGATTTAGGTGAAACGATAATAGAAACCTTTACAAATCCACTTGCAGCAGTCAAAAACTTTGGTAATTCAATAATTAAGTTTATTAAAAATCCAATAGATTCGGTAAAAAATGCAGTAACTGGAGCTACTGAGGCAACTAAAGAGTTTATAGAAGAGCAACAAAAAGAAGCGAAATTAGCTGGGCAAGTTGCTGATATGAGAGCTAAAGCCGATAAAATAGACAGAGCTTTAATAGTTGAAAGAAGCAAGTTACAAAGTCAAATAGCTCAGCTTAGATTAAAGGCAAGAAAAGAAGACGAATTTTCAGCAGCAGAACGTAGAAAGGCATTACTTGAGGCTCAAAAATTAGAGGATACTTTATTAGATAAAGAAACTAAGGCTTTAGAGCTTAGGAGAGATGCTCAAATTTTAGAAAATACCTTTAGTAGAACCGATAAAGAGAACTTAGATAAAGAGGCAAGAGCCAGAGGGGCAGTAAATGCTCAAATAGCAAGACGAGCTAACGTAGCAAGACAACTACAGAGAGAGCTTAATACTATATCTGGTCAGCAAGAAGCAGAGCAAAACAAAAGAGATAACGAAGAGAAGGCAGCAGCTAAAGAAAAAGCAGATGCTTTAGAAGCGATTAGACAAGCCGAAATAGTTAGCATAGAGGATAAGAGGAATGAAGAGCTAAGAGCTGAGAAGGAGAAGTATAATGAGCTAATAGAACAAGCTAAAAAATACGGTAAAGATACTGCTGATTTAAAAATTGCTCAAGAAACCAAACTAAAAGAGATACAAGATAAATTTGATAAAGAGGATGCAGATGCAGCACTTGAGAAGCAAGAGAAAAAATTAGCTGAGCTACAATACGAGCAAGAGAAAGATGAGGAAAATTTTGAGCTAAGAAGAGAGGAGCTTAAAAGAAGAGAAGCTCTATTATTAGAAGATAAAACTTTAACAGAAGAGCAGCGTATAGAATTAGAAAACCAATTTAAAGCTGAATCTATAAAGATTGATAATGAAGAGGCAGCAAGTAAAGCTCAAAACTTACAAGCTCGTTTACAATTAGCTGGAGAGGTTTTAGGTTCATTATCTGCTCTTACTACTGCATTTGCTAAAGATGATGAGGAAAGCCAAAAGAGAGCATTTAAAATTAACAAGGCTATCAGTATAGGACAAGCAGTTATATCTACTGCACAAGGTATTATAGCTCAATTAGCCGTTCCTCAAGACGCTTTGACTGGTGCTAACTTTGTTAAGGCTGGGATAGTTGCTGCTACTGGTGCAGCTCAGATAGCTACAATATCTAAAACTCAGTTTAAAAGTCCATCAGCCACTAAGCCAGACGCTCCAAGTCCACCAGCTTTAGGAGGTGGGAATGTTGGAACTCAGCCAAGAGGATTTACAAGCCCTGTTGTAGATGTTGATATACCGACTACAAAAGTTATTGTAACAGAAACGGATATTAGAAGCGTATCTCGTAATGTGGATGGAGTTTATAGTAGAGCAACGGTAGTACAGTAAATTTCCTCTTTTTAGCATTATAGGTATATATAAGTAGATGGACTTACCTTTTATCGAATTTAAACTTACTGACGAAGTTGAGGGACTTCAAGCGATAGCTTTAGTAGATAGACCAGCAATAGGGCTAAACTACCAAGCATTTGCCCCACATAAATTTGAGGTAATAAACGAGGATAAGCGTATAGTAATGGGAGCTGCAATGATTCCAGACCTACCTATTTATAGAAGAGATGAGAGAGGCGAATACTATGCTATCTTCAAAAAAGAAACAATAAAAGCACTCGTACAAAAGCTATTCAAAGAGAATAAGCACAACGTATTTAATGAGGAGCATAACGCATTTAAAATATTAGACGGCGTTTATATATATCAATCCTTTATAACTGATGCAGAGTTAGGCATTTCAGCTCCCTCAGGTTTTGAGAACGTAGCTGACGGTACTTGGTTTATCGCAGCAAAAGTAGAGAATGACGAAGCTTGGGCAAAGGTTAAAGAGGAAGGTATATTAAAAGGCTTCAGCGTTGAGGGTGTTTTTGATTTAGAACCGTATAAATTTAAACAAATGAATAAATTAAACTTAGAGAGTGTTATAAGCACTTTAAAATCTGTGTTTGCAGATGCTGAGGTAGAGGAAACTACGGAGGGAAACTTCGCAGAAGCTACTTTAGTTGACGGAACTATTGTAAGATGGGAAGGCGAATTAGCTGATGGAACTGCTTTAGTAGTAGTTATGCCAGAAGGTGAAGTTGCTGCTCCAGATGGGATTCACGAATTATCAGATGGAACTTTAATCGAAACTGCTGGAGGTTTAGTAGTAAACATCGAAGCTGCTGGTGAGCAAAAAGAACACAAAGATGAAGAGGAAATGTACGACAATGAGTTTACTACTGAAATGGTAAACGAATTAATCGAGAAAGCTGTAGCTAAATATGCTGAGGCTTTTACTGCTTCCTTAGAGCTTGTAAAATCTGAGAATGAAACTTTAAAAGCTGAATTAGCTGAGGTTAAGAATGCAAAAGAGGAGTTAAAAAATGAGTTTTCTGCGACACTCAACAAAGTCGGAGAGGAATTAGAAGAGATTGCTAAATCTGAGCCATCAACTGCTTCTAAGCCACAAGAATTTAAAGCACTTACAAGAGCTGAAAGAGCTGCTCAAATGGGTGCAATCATAAGAGCAAATAAATAAATAAAATAGAAAAATGAGTTTTGATGTATCAAGTTTAACTAATTACGTTAACGAACAATCGACAGACCTTATCTCAAGACTATACTTTGAGAAAACGTCAAGCGACTACTTCACGCTACAATCTGGAGTAAAAAAGACTGACGCTTTACACCTTTTGGCAGTAACTGCGTTTCCACAAGACGGTAGCGGATGTTCTCCTACTGCTTCTGGCGATGTAACTTTCTCAAACAGAGATTTAACAGTAGGTCAAATTACTTACTTCTCTGGATTTTGTATGAAAGACCTTATCCCTAAGTACACACAAATCTTGCTAAGAGCTGGAAACGGTGAGACTGAGGATATGGCTTTTGAAGCTGAGGTTGCTGATTCTGTAATTAAAACAATTATGGAGCATAATGAGACTGCTGACTGGCAAGGAGATACTGCTTCTGCTAATGTTTATATCAATAAATATGACGGTCTTATCAAGATTATTGACGCTGCTACTACTGCTGTAGATGGTAATACTTCTGCTGCTACTGCAATTACTTCTGGTGCCTCTGGTAACATTGATACTTTAATTAGCGATATGGCTAATGCAAGACCAGCTAAAGTAAAGTCTGCTGCTAATCAAGTATTATTCGTAGGTCAAGATACTTTCGATAAGTATGTTGATACTTTAAACGCTAAAAACCTTTACCACGTTAACGCTACTGACTGGGCTAATTACACAGTTTCTATCCCAGGCAAAAACGTAACTTTAGTAGGTGTAGCTGGATTAGACGGAACTAACAGAATGTTCTTAGGTACGCAAGAAAACTTCTTCTTAGGGTTTGATTTACAAAACGACGAAGAGGAATTCGATATGTGGTACGATAAGAAAGACGATAAGGTATATTACCGAGTTAAATTTAAAAGAGGATTACAAGTAGCATACCCAGACGAGATAGTTGAATTTACATTAGCATAACCCTTTAAAATAGAATAAAGATTATGGCGTGTAATTTAACAACTGGTTTCGCAGTAGGATGTAATGACTCAATCGGTGGAGTAGCCGAGTTCTGGATAGCAAATATGCCGTCTGACTTTGCTGCTGCAACTGACGGAAGTGGAGAGGTAACTGGGCTTTCTGGTACTGGACTTGAATATTTCAAGTTTGAATGTACCAACGCTCAAGGTGCTTCATCACTAATGAATGATAACCCTACTGTAAACGATGCAAACGGAACAAGCTTTTTTGACCAAACTGCGACTTACGTTCTCAACAAAATGGAGAAAGCTAAGCGTAATGAGGTTAAAATGATAGCAAGAGCCAAAATGAGTATCATTATCAAGGATAATAACGGTACTTACTGGCTAATGGGAGAGACTAACGGAGTAAGATTAGTTTCTGGTGAGAACGGAACTGGAACAGC